ATGGAGATGACAGGACAATTCCCAGAGTTTAATGAAAATGGTGAGTTAGTTTTTGTAGCTCCTGCAGATGGTGGTGCAGCAGATCTTGATGTAGTAGCAGGAGAAGTTGTAATTCTAACAGGTGACGTAGCTATGGCTATGAAAGATCATCAATTAGTTATGGCGGCTATAATAAAAGAAGACTTAAAAGCAACTATATCAAGAGATCATACAGAAGATTTAACAGAAGCACTAGATGTAATACGTACATTCTTTCCAAATTTGCCCCAAGAAATTAGAACTTCATTTGATGCAAAAGGAGGCACTGTAAATTTATTAAATGCAGAAGAGTTTAATAGTTTAAAAAAAGAACAACAGCTATATGCTTTAGAAAATTTAAGTGCAGAACAAATTAAATTTATTGTAGATAATTTATCTAATATAATGATAGGTAGGGGCATGGTAA